TGGATCCAGTGTTACGCCGGGGCGCAGTATGTTTATGTGCAAGACGGCAAGCCGGTCTGGCCTGAGTACAGTGACAGCGTTATGTCTGGTGACGCTGAGATTGAGCCGGGATGGCCGGTGCATATCGGGCTTGACTTTGGTTTGACCCCTGCGGCGGTGTTTGGGCAGAAAATGCAGAACGGCAGGTGGAATGTCGTGCATGAGCTTGTTGCTTTTGATATGGGGCTTGAGCGGTTTTGTCATCATCTTCTGGCTGACATACAAAGTATGTTTCCGAAATGTGACGTGCTGGTTTGGGGTGACCCGGCGGGCGTCAAGCGGGATGAGATCTTTGAGGTGACCGCGTTTGATCATTTAAAAACGATGGGGCTTCATGCCCGGCCAACTAGCACCAACGATTTTAAGGTGCGGCGTGAGGCTGGCGCTATGCCAATGAACCGCATGATCGACGGCAAGGCTGGCTTGGTGGTTAGCAGCAAATGCACCCGCACCCGCAAATCGCTGGCTGGTGGGTATCACTTTAGGCGCGTGGCGGTTGGTGCTGGCTATGAGCGGTTTCGCGATGCGCCAAATAAAAATGAGCATTCGCACGTCGGTGATGCGTTTGGGTATTTGATGCTTGGTGCCGGTGAGGTGCGAAACATTACGCGCAATAGCCAGTTTAGCAAACAGTTTAAGCAGCTAACAGCAGATGCAGACTTTAGCATATTCTAATTGGCGTCAATCGCTTTGCGGCAATAGCGAGGTATCTATTGTGCCGTTTTACTGGGGTCATGCCTATATGGCAGAATTAAGGCCGATGGATGCCCAGTTTTTAAAACTTGTGCCTGATTACAAAGAGGCGTTGCAGGGAGCAAGCGCCACTGGCCTTGCCTGCACGGCGTTATTGCGCGGCAAGATTGCTTGCTGTTTTGGTGTTAATAAGTTATGGCCGGGCGTCGCCGAGGGCTGGATGCTGACAACAGACCACGTTGCTACCGCGCCGGTATCGCTTACTAGGGGGGCATACCGCTATTTCAACCTGATCGCTACCGAGATGGTACTGAAGCGGTTGCAGTTAACCGTAAATATGCAGAATGACCTTGCTGTCAGGTGGGCTGATGCGTTACAATTCACGCCAGAGGGGCTGTTAAAAAACTACGGCCCTGACGGCGCTGATTATCGAATGTATGCGAGGTATTATAAATGAGCGGATTATTTGGCGGTAGTTCAAAACCACAAGAACCGGATCCAGAACTGGTAGCCGCTCAGAAGCGCCAAGAGCAACAGGTCGAGGCTGAGGCGCGTGATAAGCGCATGAAGCTAGCAGCACAACGCCGCGCTCGGTATGTTGGCGGTCAGCGTATGTTGTTATCTAAAACCCGCCAAGATGCAGAGCAAGGCATTACAGAAACATTAGGGCCGGTGTAAGATATGGCAAAAAGAAACCCACCAAGCAGAACCACTATTAGAGGCCAGCGGCATTTGTTGGCTTATATCACGCCAGCCGAGGCTGAACTTTTGAAATCACGCGGTGGCACTGGTGAGTTCCACAAAGGCGTTCCATCGTACCCACCGGGGTTTGGTGGCGAAAGATCTGGCTTTGGGTCAGAGAGATCGGGCGGCGCGGCTGGTGGTCGTTCTGGCGCTGGTTCATCTTCTAGCAGTCGCGGCGGCGGCGGGCCATCTTCTAGCGGTCGCGGTGGCGGGCGTTCTAGCGCTGGTATGGGTGGCGGCAGAGATGACGGCGGTCGCAATTATTCCGGGCCAGATCGTGGTGGCGCTGAAACACGCCCCGGATCAAAGACGCCAGAGGGCAAAAAGAACACAGCCCAAAAGCAGCTAGACAAGCAAATCGCGCTTGGAAAAACAAATATAGAAAAGATGACCACAAGCGATAAACTTATGGCTGCATTCTTTCCGGGGGCTGGTATTAATGTAGCGCAAAATTATGCTGCTCAGTTTATGGGTAATCGCATGAAGGATGTGTTAAGCAAACCGGGTTCAAGAGCGGTTTATGATAAGCGCACCGGCAGAGTAAGCGGCGTCTATGATAGTCTTGGCAGGCTGACTGGCCGTGACCCAGAAGCTGAAGAGCGTGAGGCAAGGGCAAATATTGGCAGTAATGATGGGCCGCGCATTATTCCTAAGGAAGAGGAAGAGGAAGAGGAAGAGCAGGCAACACTCGGCAAAAAAGTTATCCGCTCAGATCTTGCAAAAGAGATTGAGGCCGAGCGCTTGCGTCGCAGCGCCGCCGGGATGAGGCAGCTTGGCAACCGTACTTTGTTATCATCCAACTCAACATTGGGGGCATAAATGCCAAAAGTAGTTTCTAAAGATGGTAAGACCCGGCACTTTGCATATAGCAAGGCTGGTATGAAAGCGGCTAAAGAGTACGCCCGGCAGACTGGTGGCCGGGTAACTGAGGCCAACATGAAAACCAAAATGGCAAAAAGGAAAGATTATGCCTAAGAAAAAAGGTAAGGGTTACGGCAAATGACCAAACAAGTTTGGGATAAAAAGCGGCCAAAGGATTTAGGCGCACCAAAGGCATTGAGTTCTGCAAAGAAACGCGCCGCTATGCGGGCTGCCAAAAAAGCCGGTCGTCCATACCCAAACCTGATTGATAATATGAGGGCGGCGCGTGGCTAGCCCAGCTTGGACACGCAAGGCGGGCAAGAACCCCAAGGGCGGTTTGAATGAGGCCGGTCGTCGTTCTGCTAAGGCGCAAGGCATGAACCTAAAAGCGCCGGTCAAGTCGGGCGACAATCCGCGCCGCGCATCGTTCTTGGCTAGAATGGGCGGTATGCCGGGGCCAGAATATAAGGACGGCGAACCCACACGTCTGCTGTTATCGCTACGCGCTTGGGGCGCTAGCTCAAAAGCAGACGCCAAGAAAAAAGCGGCAGCTATAAGCAAAAGGAACCAAGCCAGTGCATAGTGTTGAAGATATCCTAAAGCGTCACGACGTGGCGCAGCGCCGCAAAGATAACTGGCGGCAAATCTATGAAGACTGCTATGAGTTTGGCTTGCCGCAGCGCAATCTTTATGATGGCTATTACGAGGGCGGTGGCTCTCCGGGGCAAAACAAAATGGTGCGCGTGTTTGATAGCACGGCCATCAATGCGACACAGCGATTTGCGAACCGCATCCAGTCAGGCTTGTTTCCACCTTATGCGCCTTGGTGCCGATTAGAGCCGGGGCCAGATATCCCAGAGGAGCGCCGCTTAGAGGCGCAAACCGCGCTGGATATGTACAGCGATATTATGTTTAGCTTGCTGCGCCAATCTAATTTTGATTTGGCTATGGGTGAGTTTTTGCTTGACCTAGCTGTTGGCACTGCCGTCATGCTAGTACAGCCCGGTGACGACATGACGCCAATTCGCTTCACTGCTGTGCCGCAGTATCTGGTCAGCATTGAAGAGGGCGCACACGGCAAGGTCGATAATGTGTACCGCCGGATGCGATTGAAAGGCGAGGCCATCAAGCAGCATTGGCAAGACGCCGAAATCCCAGAGCGCTTGCAGCGCATGATTGACGACAAGCCTACGCAAGAAATCGAACTTGTCGAGGCTACGTTGTATGACCCAGACAAAGGCGATTTCTGTTATCACGTCATTTGGGCTGAGGGCAAAGCCGGTCTGCTTATGCGCCGTATGAAATCATCGCCTTGGATCGTGGCGCGGTATATGAAAGTGGCGGGCGAGGTTTACGGTCGCGGGCCTTTGGTCACTGCAATCCCTGACATTAAAACGCTAAACAAGACGCTGGAGTTGCTGTTAAAGAATGCCAGCTTGTCAATTGCGGGCGTTTACACTGCGGCTGATGATGGCGTATTAAACCCGCAAAACATCCGCATCCAGCCGGGCGCTATCATCCCGGTTGCGCGTAACGGTGGCCCGCAGGGTGAGAGCTTGCGACAGATGCCACGCTCTGGTGATTTCAATGTGTCGCAGATCGTGATCAATGACCTACGCATGAACGTCAAAAAAATCTTGCTTGATGACACACTGCCGCCCGACAACATGTCAGCCCGGTCTGCTACAGAGATCTCAGAAAGGATGCGTGAGTTATCAACTAATTTGGGAAGTGCCTTTGGTCGGTTAATCACAGAAACTATGGTGCCGCTGGTTGCGCGTATCCTGTATGTGATGGATGAGCGCGGATTGATTGAGATGCCGTTGCGCGTCAATGGGCTAGAGGTAAAGGTCACGCCTGTCAGCCCTATTGCACAAGCGCAGAATATGGGTGATATTGAGAAGATTATGCAGTGGGTTCAAATGTCATCAGCCCTTGGCCCGGAAGGTCAAATGGCGGTGAAGATGGGCAGCATTGCTGACTATGTTGCTGATAAACTAGGTGTGCCAGCGGAACTACGCACGACGCCGCAAGAACGTCAGGAGATGATGCAACAGGCCGCGCAAATGATGCAGGCTCAAGCGCAAGCAGAGGGTGGTGCGCCAGTTGAAGGCGAGGCACCACCAGAAGGGATGATCTAATGAACCCGGACGGTTGGGAGGGGTTGCAAACCGTAGACCCCGAAATAGCAGAAAAACAGCAAGTAGATAAAGATGACATTGATCGTCTTTATCTTCGCGTGTTCGCCAGCGATGATGGGGCAAAGCTGCTCACCCATCTAAGGTCGCTGACGATTGAGCAGCCTAGCTGGTATCCCGGTGAGGACGCCAGTCACGGTTATGCTCGCGAAGGCCAGAATAGTCTGGTCAGGGAAATTGAGCGGCGCATGAAAAGAGCGAGATCACTATGAATGATACAGATGGACTGTTGGCCGAAGCCCAAGTTGAGGGCGACGATAACCAGCAGAAGGCTGAAGAGACATCAATTCCACACCAATTGCCTGACAACGAGCCGTCACTTGATAGCGTAACCGTTGCCAAAGAAGGTGAGGAGATAGAGCTTGAAAGGCCAGAATGGTATCCAGAAAAGTTTTGGAAGGACGACGACGGCCCGGATCTGGAAAATCTTGTTAAGTCGTATAATGAACTGCAAAAAAAGTTTAGTCAGGGAAAGCATAAAGCCCCTGAGAAATACGATACAGCAATTTTTGAAGAGGCTGGCATTGGTGACGATGACCCGCTTTATAGCGTTTATAAAGATTGGGCAAAAGAAAATGGTGTTAGTCAAGCGGCCTTTGAGCAATTAGCTGGCACATTTATCGAAATGGCTAAAGGCGAAAGTCAGCAAGCCGAGATCTCATACAAAGAGGAATACGAAAAGCTCGGCCCAAATGCTGACGTTGCAATCAAGTCAATGACTGACTGGGCGTCTAGCCTAGTTCGCAAAGGCGTTTGGTCTGATGCTGACTTTGAAGAGTTTAAAATTATGGGTGGCACCGCGCAGGGCTTACGCGCTTTGCAAAAGATCCGCTCATATTATGGCGATAAACCAGTGCCAATTGACGTGTCGCCAATGACCGACGCGCCATCTAAAGAAGAGCTAATGGCAATGGTTGGCAAGCCCGAATATCAAAGCGACCCAGCCTACCGGGCGAAGGTCGAAAAGATGTTTGAAAACGTCTATGGCAAGCAAGAATATAGTGCCATTTAATGCAAGCGCGGCAGTTGTTTACAATTGCCGCGTTTTTCTATAAAATCACCCTTGACAGACAATCACACCTGACCTGTCGCAAACGCTTGGGGGCGTAGCGTATATGCCCAAGCCGCAGCCCGGAAAGGATACCTGCTAGGCGCTAATCGTGTTTTAACTTTTACAAAGGAATAGGAAAATGGCTGTAGGCATTTCCAACGCTTTTGTGCAGTTGTTCGATGCGGAAGTGAAGCAGGCCTATCAAGCATCACGTGCTTTGGCTGGCGTTACTCGCGAAAGAACAAGTGTCGAAGGCAATCAGGTGAAGTTCCCGAAAATCGGGAAAGGCACCGCAACAGTCCGCGTACCGCAGACTGACGTTACCCCTCTCAACGTGACTTACTCGCAAGTCACAGCAACAATGTCCGACTATATCGCTGCTGAATACAGCGACATTTTCTCACAGCAGAAGGTCAATTTTGACGAGAGACGCGAGCTTGTCGCTGTTGTGGGGGCTGCTATCGGGCGTCGTATGGACCAGCTTGTTATTGACGCGCTCAATGCAGCTTCCTCGCCATCGACTGTGGCAACATCTGTTGGTGGCGCAGCATCCAATATGAACCTTGCAAAGCTGCTTGCAGCTAAAAAGGCTCTGGATGTGAAGAACGTACCGGCAGAAGGTCGCTGCATGATCATTCACGCAAACGGCTTGTCAGCATTGCTGGACGAGACTGAACTGACCAGCAGCGATTTCGCTACTGTCAAGGCTCTCTCAACTGGTGAGATCGACACCTTCCTTGGCTTTAAGTTCATTACCCTTGGTGACCGTGATGAAGGTGGCTTGCCGCTTCCATCAACCCGCACTTGCTTTGCGTTCCATCGCGATGCAATCGGTATGGGCATTGGCATGAACCAAAAGTCTGAAATCAACTACGTTCCTGAGAAAACGTCGTTCCTAGTTTCCTCAATGTTCTCCGCTGGTGCGGTTGCCATTGATGACGATGGTATCGTCAAAATCTCAGCGACTGAATAGAGAGGAGCTAACTGATGGCATACGCACAAGCTGGCTTCGGCCCATTAGGTGGACAATCT